ATCATGGGTGGGGGTGTGACAGACCCATCAGATATAGCAAATTTAATTGGTAGTTCTCATATAGATGGAGTTTCTGCGGCGACAAGTGAATTCTATAAGTTAAGACCAACCGCAAGTATTGTAACTGCTTCATATAATAATACTGATGGGACTCCACTCCCACCATTAGCAGTATATTCTAATGGGCTTTTTTGTTTTACAAGTAGTGTTGATAATGTTGCTGGTCAACCATTAAAAAACCCACAAACTATATATGGTGAAACTACTTTTGTAACATCATTTTTATATGAATCAGATACAGATGAAATGAGAATAATGCTTGGATGTAAAAGACTTCCAGGTGGTGGTGGTTCTAATAATTTTACTGATTTTAATTTAGTAGATATAGAATTAACTGCTTATTATTTAGGTCAAAGTAGATATTGTGGTAGTGTACTTGGTGCATTAGAAAATGGAGGTGGTTGGAGATCAGGGATAATGGTAAAGTTTATTACACCTAGTGGAGGTGAAAGTACTACCGTTCAACAAGATAGCAGTAAACGATATAATATGTTATTTGAAGATCCAGTTATAAAAGCTTTATTATTAAATAGAGGAGTACAATGGAAAAAACATGGTGGTGTTGAAAATGGAGGACCTGTTGAATATCTAGAATGGAAAATAACATATAATACAGAGGGTCGTGATTTTAATGCGGGTGATAAAATACAATTCCAATTATTTGGTAATATGACAAAAACTGGTGGTAATAGAAGTTATTTAAATGTCTTTTACCCTCAAGGATATGAAGCCAGACAAGGAGAAAAATATTATTTACCAACAAACTTTACAGTTATAGGAGCATATGATTCGTCTGACGGAGACAACTCAGCATCAGCACCATATTGGGAGTTTTCAGGTTCTGAATTAGACCATATAGAAATGGCATCTCCAAACTTTAATGAAGCTTATGGATCAGGATTTACCCAAGGATATTTACCTTATGAAGCGGGTAATTCTCAATACTTTGAAGGTGGATTTGAGCCTACAAATACTAAATTTCCAAGAATTACTAAACCACTTCAATTTAAAGTTAATGATGAAATAAGATTTTTAAATAATGAACTATATAATTACACTGTTACAGCAGTAACTCCACCAGAAGAGAATATTGATAGTACAGGGCAAGGGAAAGTTAAACTTAAACTAAATAAACCAGTTAATGGTGCTATTGATAAAAATTTCTTTTTAGTTAGAAGACCTACTGATGATGCAAGTATAGCATATTTAAATCTAGATTATCCATATGATGCTGATATCACAAATGTTAACTTATCGTCATCAGAATATTCTTCGGCAGGATTAATTTTACCAACATTCCCTTCAGAATTTATTAATGTTAGTGCTTCTCAAATAGTAAATAATTTAATTTCTAAAGGAATAATAAAATCTTAAAAAAATCATATATTTATGACATATAACAATATTTATATAAAAATACAACAATGGGATATTTAAATAACGCAGTAGTAACAGTTGACGCTATATTAACTACAAAAGGAAGAGAATTATTAGCAAGAAATGATGGTTCTTTTCAAATTACACAATTCGCTTTAGCTGATGATGAAATTGATTATACACTTTATAATCCAAATCACCCATCTGGTTCCGCATATTATGGTGAAGCAATTGATAATATGCCTCTATTAGAAGCATTTCCAAGTGAAAACCAAATAATGAAATATAAATTAACAACATTACCTAGAGGCACAGCTAAATTACCTGTACTAGATTTAGGTTATGCTGGTATTGTATTAAAACAAGGTGCACAATTATCAATTACACCACAAACATTAAATTACTTAGGTAATGAACAAATTTTTGAAACATCAGGATATAGTGCAACTATTGGAGATGTAAGATTAATGAATACTTTTGTTGGACAAGGTATACAAACTGACGCAGCAATAACAGCAAATGCAACAGCTACTACTACTATTGGTACTAGTATTTCTAAAACTGTAATTGGTACTCAAATTAATTTAACAGCAACAACTGTTAATACTTTATTTGGTAGTTTAACTCAATTAAAAACAACTTTAACAGTAACAGGTTTAGATAGTGGTGCAAGATTAACAATCCCAGTAACAGTAACTCAACAAGCATTAAATTAATAAGATATGGCATTTAAAAGATTAGATCCTGAAGATTTTGTAGTAAGTTCAGATTCGGTAACATCAACAGTATGGAGTAATAATGCTCCCTCACTAAATTCTTACTTTAGTTCTTCAATTCAAAAAGAAGGTGCCTCTGGTCCTTTTTATATTAGCATATTTAGTACAGCATCTACAGATCCACAATCTGAAGTACAATTTCAGATTGCTTATGGAAATAAAAATGGTGGTGGAGGAGTAGATTATGATGGAGCAGTACCAAATGTATCATCTACATCAACAATTTATGGTCAATATAGAGCTTTAGTGTTAGAAGATGAAAATGCACAATTTATCTGGGGTGCAGATTTTACTGGAAGTGATGATAATGATTTTTATGCTATAAGTATAGAAAGAGCAAGATATAAGCAAACATTATTACCTGGAGCTACAAATATTGTATTAAAAGCAAATGGTTCATCAAATTCAGCTTTACATTTAACAGATAATTCAAATATGGTAGCAACCCCTGATTTTTATGGTACAACTAGAGTTTACCAATTAATTAGTGGGTCTGATGGTTCTTCATTTGATGGAGGAACAGGATTTACAACAAATAGTGGTTCTTATGGATGGGTTCTTCCTGATATTTCAACAATTTTACTAAATCCTTTTGCTTTAGCTAATACAAATGGTCAGGGTATTGGGATGACTACAACAACTACTAATAATAATAATGCTCAAAATCCAGAAACATTATATCAAGTATTTTCTTCATCAGGAGCAGATACAGCAATACCTAATGTTTTTGAAGCTAATTCACAAGAAACTTTAACTTCTGATTTTGTATTTATTAGAACAAGAAATACAGAATTTAATTACTCAGAAAACCCAACATTTATATCTGGATCTACTGGTGAAGTAATTTATACTTATTTTATAAATAACCCAACTGTATTTCCAACAACTATTGGTATGTATAATGATTCAAATGAATTATTAGCAGTAGCTAAACTGTCAAAACCATTGCAAAAAGATTTTACAAAAGAAGCTCTAGTAAGAGTGAAACTAGATTTCTAAAATGAATGAGCGCTTACAAACAACTAAACTCGCAAGACTTAATTGTATCTCCATTTGAAGTAAACAAAGGTTTTTACTTTCAAGGGGGTGAAGCCCTAACTGGGTCCGATGTCCAAATTGGCAGATATCTAGGAAGAAGTGGCGATTGGCTAACTTCAGGAAGTATCCCTGGTACGGGTAGCCAAATTTTTAATAATAATGGTAATTTACCTGGGACTACCCAATACCCTATTGTTTTAATATATAATCAAATTCAACAACTTTATTATGGAAATTACATATCTGGAAGTGGTGGATTTGTGGGCGATGCTATTACATCTAGCATAGCTTTAGGAGCTGATGAAAATGGAAATAGACGTATTGGTAAAATACAATCAACGAATTTTTATGATTACCCCCAAACAACTTTATGGCCTAATAGAGATTTTCCAACAGCAAGTGCTGCAACAGGATCAGTACCAATTGGAGTAATATCAATTCCTACAAAATTATATGGTGATTATATCCAACCTCAATCTTTTTTAATAAAACATAATACAAGTGGATCTATTGGAGACGATGGAGAAGGAAGATTGTATTATAACTTTAATAATATTAATAATGATCCCGCACAATATATGATGGGTAATATTATTTATGAACATGGTATAATTACTTTATTTGATTCAAAATTAGTAGGTCAAGATAATGCTAGTTATGGTACAAATGCATCATATGGTAGTACAGCTTATGGTGGTACACAAATTGAAACAGAACTTTTTATAGATGCTTTTATTAATGATAGAGAAGTTACAATGTCATTTTCTAGTTCATACAAGTTATTTGAAACCCAATATCAAGTAACTATAAATGAAGATGAATTTAATTATTCTACTAACCCAACAATAGTAAGTGGAAGTACATTCCCGGTTAATTTAACAGAGTCAGCACCTTCATTAACATCTTCTTATTATGGAAGACCTTTAGATTTTTCAACAGGATCTTATTTTGAACCTTATATAACCACAGTAGGTTTATATGATAATAATTATAATTTATTAGCAGTAGGAAAATTAGCAAAACCCTTACAAGCATCTAGTGTAACAGATACTACAATTCTAGTAAATATAGATAGATAGCTAATATTTATAATAAACAAGTATATAAAATGGCAAAAGTACTTAATTACGAATCACAAATACAACAAGGAGAATTAGTTCAATCATGGCATGTATCACAATCAGTTGATGCATTTACTGGTGTTCAAGATTATGCAATATCAATATCTGGTTCTGTTAATTTAACAAGTTCTTTAAGTATAAAACCAATTAATTTATTAACTACTGGTCAAAATTATGTATTAACTTATAATAATACTACAGGTCAAGTATTTAAAGCTTTATCTTCAAGTATAACAGAACCTATTAGTGCTTCAATTTATAGAACAGGATCAAGTAATTCAAATATAATACCAGCTTTATTTGGTAGCAATGTAGCTTCAGGTACTAATTCTGCTATAGCATCTGGATGTAATAATCTTGTTGTAACATTAAATAGTTTTATAGGAGGGGGTAAACAAAATACAGCATCAGCTGATGTTGACGGTTTATTTATTGGCGCGGGACAATGCAATATTGTAGGAAATTTATCTGATGGAACTTCATCACCAAATGCAAGTATTGTAGGTGGTTTTAAAAATAGAATTTACTCCTCCAGTAGAGGAGAAGGAAGTTTTATTGGTGGTGGTTATTGTAATCTAGTTGATGCTAACTATTCTAGTATACTTGGTGGTTTTAGAAATACTTCATCAGGAGGGGGTTTCCAGGTTATAGCTGGGGGACGTGATAATGATATTGGGTCGGAAGAAAGTTTTATTGGAGGTGGTTGCTGTAATAATATAGATGGAGAATCCCCAACATCTGTAGTAGGAGGTGGGGCTAATAATAAAATAATATCATCAAGCAAAGGAGCTATATTCTCAGGAAATGCCAATTGTGTACAAGAAATGTGTGGGTTTATAGGTGGTGGTAGTAGTAATCTTATATCAGTATCAGCTAATAACTTAGGATTTAATGTTATAGGTGGTGGACAATCTAATGAAGCGTCTTGTGGAGGTTCTGCTGTATTAGGAGGAGCTCAAAACGATGCTAAAGGATGCCTCTCATTTATAGGTGGTGGTTTCTTTAACAAAAATGATATGTGTTATGGAACTATAGTTGGGGGGTGTGATAATAAATTAGCTTCAACAGGATGTAGATCTTCTATTGTTGGGGGTGATAGTAATACAATATCAAGTAGTTTTTCATTTATAGGAGGAGGAGAGGCAAATACATCATCAGGGGGCGATTATAATGTTATTGTAGGTGGTTTTGATAATGTATCATTTGCGGCATGTAGTTTTATTGGAGCTGGTTCAGGTAGTTTTATTAGTGGAAGTAATGATCATGCATCCTTTATTGGAGCAGGTAAAGGAAATAAAATTCATGGACATAAAAATTTAGGTTCTTCTTATAGTGCTATTGTAGCAGGAGATAGAAATTTAATTACAGGAGCTACATCATCATTTGATGGTAGTAATTTTATAGGTGCTGGCCAAGAAAATAAAATTGAACAATTTTCTCATAATTCAAATATAGCTGGTGGTTTTTGTAACCTCATTTGTAACACTTCAAATAGCGGAAAAGGTAGTGATAATGTAATTGGTGGAGGTAGTTGTAATTGTATAATAGGACATACCCCAGGTTTTAATCAGAATACTATTTCTGGTGGTGAGCGTAACTTAATCGAAGTAAATTCAGGATCAATATCAGGCTCAAGTAATGGTAGTAATTTTATAGCAGGTGGTGTAAGAAATTGTGTTAAAGTACAAGCTTCATGTAGTGATTTATGGAAAGGATATAATGCAATCGTTGGGGGAAGTTTTAATAGAATATGTGATGATAAAATTGCAGATAAAACATCAAGAAATTTTATTGGAGGAGGTAACAGTAATCAGATTACTGGATCTAAACAATCAGCTATTATTGGTAGTGTATCTAGTGTGATAAGAAATTCATCAGGAGCAACAATTTTAGGTGGTTGTAGTGTTAGTGTAGTAGCTAGTGGGGTAAATGGAAAAGCAAATTATGTTATAGCTGCACATCGTAATTTTACTATTGATCCATCTCCATGTACATTTTATACATGTAATATAATTGCAGCTGGGGCATTAACTAAAGGAACAGGTACATTTAAAATAGATCATCCTAACCCAAAATTATCTGCTACACATGATTTATACCATAGTTTTGTTGAATCACCAACAGCCGGGGATAACATTTATAGATTTACTGTTACAACTGTTAACAATGAAGCAGAAATTATATTACCTGAATATTATAGATATTTAAATAAAGATAGTCAATTATGGGTTAGTGCGGATGGACATTTTGGAAAAGCTTTTGGTTTAGTAAATATTAGTACTACTAAAATAAAAATAACATCAAATGAAGATGGTAAGTATAACATAATGTTAGTAGGAACTAGAAAAGACATTGAAGCAACTAAAGCATGGAAAGGTGCTGTTCATAAAAAAACAGAAACAGAAAAACTAAATTACAAAAACAACTTGTAAACTCAAAAATTATTACGTATATTTATAACAAATAGTATTATGCATTCAAACACACCAAATTTTATTATAACAGGAGTCATGAAAGGTGGCACGACAGCCGCTGCTTTTAATTTAAATAAACACCATCATATTTTTTGCTTAACTCAATATTGGAAAAATAAAGTTTTAAATGATGAAGATTATAACTATGCTGCCCAAACAGGTTCTTGGGCTGGTAATATGAAAGTAGGAAATAAAGAAATGGATTATTTTAATTTAAATACTAATTATAATTTATCTAGTTCATTTGATATATATAAATCCTTTTTCCCAAGAAAGTTAGATGCAATAGGAGAATCTTCACCTAATTATTTTCCTTTAGATGAAAACAATAATGGGGGAGCAGCAACTAGAATAGCATCGGATTTACCAGATGCTAAAGTAATTATTTTATTAAGAGATCCAATTACTAGAGCTTATAGTCATTGGAACCACATAGATTCAAAAAAACCAAGTTGGGGTAGTGATTACCATGATACTTCATTTATTGATGTAGTAAAAATGGATGGAAATAATTTAGTTTCTAGAAGTAAATATTTATCAAATTTAACAGCATGGGTAACAGCTATAGGATCAGATAAAGTTTATGTTGCTTTACAAGAAAGTATAGCAGCAAATCCATTAGAGGAATATAATAAAATGTGTACATTTTTAGAAGTTGACTATTTTGATGATAACCAACAATTCCATAAAATATTTACAGGAGATTATAGTAGTTCAATATTATCTTCAACTAAAGATTACCTAAAACCTATATTTGCTAGTGATGTTACAGGAGTAAAAGATTTATATCCACATTTAGATTATAGTTTGTGGAACGACTATTCGTAGAGTTTTATTTTTAATTAGTTATATTTTATGATTTCAATAGATATTAACGCAGTTACAGTCTGTGTAAATTATTCTCATTACCTTAAATATTGTATTTCAAACAAAAAATTCTTTAAAAGATGGGTTATTGTAACTCATAAAGATGATAAAGATACTATTAAATTATGTAAAAAACATAATTTAGAATATATTTTATCTAAAACTATATATGATAGAAAATTTAACAAAGGATCAGCAATAAATGAAGGTATTAATTATATAGGTAAAGACCAAGAATGGTATTGCCATATAGATGCAGACGTTTTATTACAAGATAATTTTCCATCAACTTTTTCTTCAACTCATATCAATGGAAAACTTAGACACACGTATTTAGAACGTGTTTTACCGCATAATCATGAATTAGGTACAATGCCAGATGCTCTTTATTTATATACAATGGGTAGGATTAATCTTAATGGAGACGAAAATCTTGATGAAATTAATTTTAAAGAAACATTTAAAATGGAAAATAAAATAGTACAACAATGGTTAGGTTGGGGCTATTTTCAATTGTTTAATTTAAAAGCTTTAAATAAAGTATATGAAAATCTTTACCAAGTATATCCAACAATGTCTAGTAATGCTGGGACAGATGATTATGTTTTTAAACAACTATTTTACCAAGTAATCTCTTTAAATACACATTGTATTCATCTATCCCCAGAAAAAATTTATTGGGATGGAATTGGATAATACGTATAATCACAAAAATACACATATGAGTTGGACCTATAAAACACACAAAATAGGAGACATTACTCAATTCCCAGAAAATACATTTGGTTTCGTTTATATAGTTACACATAAACCCACAGGAAAATCATATATTGGAAAAAAAGTCTTATTTCATAATAAAAAAAAGCGACTTGGTAAAAAAGAGTTAGCAGCATTAACTGGAATTGTTGGACGTCGTCCTACCTATAAATTAGAAGTTAAAGAATCGGATTGGAAAAAATATTATGGTTCCCAAAAAGATATTAAACAACTACTTTTAGAAGGTAAAAAAGATGAATTTGAACGCATAATTTTAAAAATGTGTCCCAATAAAAAATCAATGACATATTTTGAAATTAAATATCAAATGATATATCAAGTATTAGAAAAACCTGATGAATTTTTTAATGATAACATTTTAGGTAAATTTTTTACAAAAGATTTAATAGATATTGAATTTGAAGATTTCGTGTCAGATAAAATATAGTTTCATATATTACCACATATGGTAAATCAATTACTGGTTACGTTAGTGAACTCTGTGTTAGGTTCGGGCAAAGCTACTGCTCGAAATAATTATGCTTACCACTGTCCTTTTTGTAATCACCATAAACCAAAATTAGAAGTTAATCTAACTGAGAATCGTGAAGGTAAAAATCCTTGGCATTGTTGGGCATGTGATGTTAGAGGTACTACTATATATAATTTATTTAAGCAATTAAAAACCGATATAAGTAAATTTACAGAACTTAAATCATTAGTTAAAACTTCAAAATCAATAAAAGAAACACAAGTTGTATCTAGTGTTGTATTACCTAATGAATATATTGGCCTAAATAACGTTGATACTAGCGATATTATGGCTAGACACGCGCTTGCGTACCTAAAAAATAGACACATAAGTAAATACGATATAATCAAGTATAATATGGGTTATTGTAAAGAAGGTTTATATAAAAATATGATTATTATCCCAACATATGACGCAGATGGTAGATTAAATTACTTTACTGCTCGTTCATTTGAAAAAGAACCATATGTTAAATACCGTAACCCATCAGCAAGCAGAGATATAGTACCTAATGAACATTTAATTAATTGGAATATACCAATTATTTTATGTGAAGGACCATTTGATGCTATTGCTATAAAAAGAAACGCAATCCCACTATTAGGGAAAAACATACAGAGTAGTTTAATGAAAAAAATAGTTACTTCTGTAGTAGATAAAATTTATATTGCATTAGATAGGGATGCAATTAAACAAGCTTTAAAATTCTGTGAAAAATTAATGGCAGAAGGTAAAGAAGTCTATCTTGTAGATTTACAAGATAAGGATCCGAGTGAAATGGGTTTCAAAAATTTCACAAAACTGATACAAAAAACAGTACCATTAACCTATTATAATCTAATGGAACATAAATTATCTATATGATCAAAAAATCATACAATAGAATATTAGAGATCTCCGATGATCACAAACAAATTACACTCCCAGATTCAAGGTATTACAGGCGTAATGGTGAATTTTATCCATCAATTACTTATGTTTTAAATTGTTACCCAAAAGGTAAATATTTTCAAGATTGGCTTAAGAAAGTAGGACATAGTGCTGATTGGATTGTTAAAAAGGCAAGTGAAGAAGGCACTGCAGTGCATGAAATGATTGAAGAATATTTTACAGGTAAAGAATTAACATATCTTAATAAAGATGGTTATCCTAAAATGAATCCATTAGTATGGCAAATGTTTTTACGTTTTGTTGATTTTTGGGAAACACATAAACCAACATTAATTGAAACAGAAGTACATTTATTTAGTGAAGAACTTAAAGTAGCTGGTACTTGTGATTTAATTTGTGAAATTGATGGCGAGTTATGGGTTATAGATTTTAAAACATCTAATCATTTACAGACCACCTATGATTTACAAAGTGCGGCATATGCTCAATGTTATAAAGAATGTTATGGTAAAGAAGCAACACGTGTTGGTGTACTATGGTTAAAATCTAAATCCAGAGGAGTAGATAATTCAGGTAAACGTTTAAAAGGTAAAAATTGGGAAATTTTTGAATCACCTAGATCACAAGAAGAAAATATTGATATTTACAAATCAGTAAAAAGAATATTTGATCTAGAAAATCCTAAACATAAACCAGCAACAACTTCATTTAAAACTACTGTGAAGAGAACCGCGTAAAAATTTGGCTACCTGGGATATTTTTCGTATATTTACGTGTTCGAAAGTTTCGGACTGTTAATTAAAGGTTATGAAAAAAATAGTTTATTTACACGGTTTAGAGAGTGAAGCAGGGGGAACAAAAGTGTCTTTCTTAGCAGAAAAAGGTGCAGTTTATGCACCTGCAATGGATTATAAAACATTAGATTTACGCGAATTCATTTATACTTTAGGTATGCCCGATTTAATTATAGGCTCTAGTATGGGTGGTTATGTTGCTGATATTATTGGTTCAAGATTAGGAGTAGATGTTTTATTATTTAATCCTGCTTTACATAATAGAACACTTATAAGAGAATTTAATGAAGATTATGGAAATGAACGTTATAAACGTACAATTATTTTAGGTACTGAAGATAATGTTATTAATCCTGAAATAACTAAAAAGTTATGGTCTGTTCACGGTAATACCGCAATACATGATGAAGTTGAGGGTATGGGGCATAGAACGCCACTTGATGTTTTCATCAATATGTATAATAAACATGCTTAATTATGATCAAATTAGTAGATCTTCTAAATGAAGTAGTACCACCCAAGGACATATGGTTTCCTTTATCCAAGGAAGAAA